TATTCAAATAGGTTGCAAAAATGCAACTAATCAGGCATTATCTCTTGTGATAGGCCCGTATGTAGCTGATAGCCCCCTTGGGATAACTAGATGAGGCGATGACGGACAACCAATCCTGAACTGTAATTGTAACTTTTTTAAGGACTGTAAAGATGGCTAATACTATTGACCAAGCCTTTATTACGCAGTTTGAAACTGAAGTGCATCTTGCTTATCAGCGTATGGGGTCTAAACTTCGTAACACTGTGCGCCAAGCAACCAATGTCACTGGTTCAACTGCTCGTTTTCAGAAAATTGGTAAAGGCGTTGCCAACACCAAATCTCGGAACGGTGATGTAACAAGCATGGAGCTTGTACATACAAATGTAACCGCAACTCTGACGGATCATTTTGCTCCCGAATACATCGACAAACTTGACGAACTCAAAACAAACATTGATGAGCGTCAAGCTGTTGCTCAATCGGCGGCATATGCTCTGGGTCGTAAGACTGACGAGTTGTTGATTACTGCTATGGATGCTGGTGCTAACAGCACACAAATCCACGACACAAGCTCGGCTCTTGAAAAAGCTGACCTGTTGTCACTCTTTGAAACCTTTGGCGGTGCTGACATTCCAGAGGACGGTGGACGTTACCTTGCGATGAACTCGAAGGGTTACGCTGATCTGTTTAACATTACAGAGTTTGCTTCTAGCGACTTTGTAGGTGAGCAGAATCTTCCGTTTGCTGGTGGCATGACCATGAAAGAATTCCTTGGCTTCAAGGTATTCTCAACTTCAGCCGTATCTGCTGGTAAGTCTTTTGCTTATCACACCTCTGCTGTTGGTCTTGCTGTTGGTTCAGATGTATCTACTGAAGTGAACTATGTTCCACAGAAAGTAGCCCATCTGGTAACTGCTCACATGTCCATGGGTGCTATTGTTATTGATGACAATGGTGTCTATGAAGTTCTTGACAATAACTAAGGGGACTGATTATGGCATACGCTTCTTCTGGACTTACCAACCTTGCATCAGCTTCAGGTGTAAACCTGTGGCACTACACAACCACTGATACTATTGCTACTGTAAATACTGCAAATTATTTTAATGATGCAGTAGGCATGATCGGTGCAAATGATGTAATCGTTGCTGTAACTTCAACAGGTGGTACACCTGCTGTGACACTGACTTACGCAAACTCAGTAACGGCATCAGCTATTGACGTAGTTGATGGTCTGACTGTAACCGCGACAGACAGTGACTAATAAGGATGAGGGGGGAGCAATCCCCCCTCTGACCTATTATGGCATCTACAGCATCGAACTCAGCTATTGATATTTGTGCAAGGGCTTTGATCCTAATCGGGGCAGAGCCTATTACCTCATTTGATGATGGTACTACTGAGTCATTGGTTGCTGTAAATATGTATGAGGATATTGCTCGTACAAACCTTTGCTCTTCTCGCTGGAGATTTGCAACTGAGCAAAAGCAACTGAGCGAACTTACCAACGCTCCTAGTGGTCGTTATGATATAGCGCACCAGCTTCCAAGCGATTTGCTTATGCTCCACGCTCTCACTGTAAGTGATATAATCTTTGAATATCAGGTTTATGGTGACAAAGTATTTTCTGATATTAGTTCTGGTCAGGTTGTGATTGCTGATTACACATATCGCGCACTTGAGATTGACTGGCCTTCTTACTTTACGATTGCGGTAGAGTACGCAATGGCTTCTGTATTTGCCGGAAGCATTGCACGAGATCCAAATCTAATACAACTTATGGAAAGCAAGTATGAAGTTGCCATGCGTAAAGCAAGGTCACTTGATAGTCAGCAACAGACTTCTCGCAAACTTGCAACATCGAGGTTTACTGCTGAAAGGAGAAGCTGATGCAAAGGATAAAGATTCCTATCAACAGCTTTGAGTTTGGCGAACTGAGTCCCTCGTTTACCTCCCGTGTAGATACTGAAGTATACAAAGCTGGTGCTAGCACAATTAAGAATCTTTCCATTCTTACTGAGGGTGGTCTGAAGAAACGCCCCGGCACGAGCCGGATTGCGGCATTTAGCAGTCCTGCTGTATCTACAGGTAGGTTTGAGTTGCGCCTTGAGCCTTTTGTCTTTTCTGATGACGAAAGGTATATCTTTGCATTTAGCAACGCTAGATTAGAAGTATTCCAAATTAACCCTACTACTGGTGCGGTAACTAGCATCCAAACGATTACTCAGGATGTAAACTCTGCCGCCCTGCCTTGGACAACAGCGCGTCTTGAGCAGTTTTCTTATGCAACTAATGGTGACTTTATGTTTGTGTGTCACTCTCAGTTTGCACCACGAGTTATTGTAAGAACTGGACTGACTACCTTTCAGGTAGAAAACTTTGAGTTTGATACCTTTGCTGGTAATACAAAAGTTGGTCAGCCTTATTATGATTTTCAAGGTAATGGCGTTACTATTACACCCTCTGCAACAAGTGGAACTGGTGTTACACTAACAACAAGTTCTGCATATTTTACGAGTGACCATGTTGGATCGTATATTAAAATACATGACACCCATTGCGAAATTACAGCCTTCACAAGTTCTACAGTGGTTACGGCTACAGTATATGGAACGATTAGAAAGCAACTATCTATTGATGCTCTCCACACGGTCAATGGCAGTAATAGAGTGGTTGTCACACATCCTAATCACGGCCTATCGGCAAGTGCCACTGTTACTATTGATCGTGCTGATACTGTTGGCGGTATTAATGCAAACTCTATTAATGGTAGTCGGACGATTGCTGAAATTATTGATGACAATACTTACGAGATTACGGCGGGTGCAAATGCCAATTCAAGTGAGATTGGTGGTGGATCGCCTCGTGTCGCAAGCACCGGAGCGACTACAGACTTTCAAGAACAAAGTTACTCAACTGTACGAGGATTCCCTCAAGCGGTAACATTCCACGAAAATAGACTGTGGTTTGGTGGCACACCTTCTCAGCCAGACTTTCTTTGGGCATCCAAGTCTGCTGACTACTTTAACTTTGCTTTGAATGATGCACGAGATAATGATGGCATTGAAATCAATGGTGGCTTTGGTGCGTTTAGTCAGGTTAAGCATCTAGTCTCTAATCGTGACTTGCAAGTATTCGGAACGTCTTCAGAGGCGTATGTTCCTGCTTTGACAGAGCGTCCGATTACACCAACTAATGCACAGGTAAAGCGTCAGACAGCTTTTGGTGCGGCAGATCTCAAGCCTCAAGCGTTTGATGGAACCACCATATATCTGCAAGCAAATGGTAGGATGGTAGGTTCATATCTCTATAATGATGCTGAACTTGCTTACAACACCAGCAACATTGCTGTGACTGCACCACATCTTGTAAAGAACCCAACTCAGGCAACTGTTGTGCAGGGTGGGTTTAACAGACCAGAAAGTTACATTTACTTTGTGAATCCAGATGGAACGCTTAGTACGTTTTACTCACTTAGGTCGGAGCGTAAAGCTGGGTGGGCGCAATGGTCAACTAGCGGCAAGTTCCATAGCATCTGCACTGTCGGTCAGCGTTTGTTTGTAGCTGTGCAAAGAGACAATGGCTCTGGCTCCAATGCTTACTATCTGGAAGAAGTTCTTGAGGGTATTCCGATGGATTACTCCAAGGAGTATTCCGGGTCTAATGGTGTCTTTACTGTATCTGGTGAGTTTGCAAATGGCGCAACTGTGAAGGTTGTAAGTGGCACAGACTATCTTGGAGAATATACTGTGTCTGGTGGTCAGGTAGATGTGTCTGCTGTTAAGTCTGTATCTACTGCATATATAGGCTATCAGTTTGATATTGAACTTGTGACCCTGCCTATTGACGCTAACATTGCAACTGGTGTTATGACCAGTGACCCACGCCATATTGTGATGGTTACTCTTGATTTAGTTGATACACTTTCTGTATCTGTAAATGGCAAGGATCTTGTTATAAGATCTGTTACTGATGATTTTTCTCTTGCACGAACCAAGTTCAATGGGAGAAAAGAGTTTAGATTGTTGGGGTATAGTCAGGATCCAAAACTAACAATATCCCAAGATGTTCCGTTTGATCTCCAGATTAACGGGATGGTTATTGAGGTGATTGTATAATGTCTGATTTTCGTTGGGATCTTTTG